CGAGAATAGACTTGTCGGTAGAATCCGACGGCGCGCGAAAGTTCTTCAAGAGGCTGTTCGCCTCACGAATACTGTGCTCGTAACGAGACATAGTAGAAATCCCTTCTCCAGTAACTGGAAGAATTAAGTCAATCTGGACGAATCAATAAATCGATTCGAAGTTCTGCACGGCGTTGACCATGTTAGCATCTGCGAAGAGATTCTTCGCAAAGGCAAACAAGTCTTTACGCTGTTGCAGAGTGCTGCGCTCGGGCATGTTAAACTCGAGCGTAGCCACCAGGTCATATGCTTTCGACGGCGCCGGCTGAATGCCGGTAGACGTTGAAGGCGACGTGATGTCCAGGACAGGGGTGAACACTTTCGCAGTGACTTTGTACACGCGACTCACCGAAGTTTTGGTGGGTTCGCGCACGCTCATAGTCACAAGCGGATAGCCAAGGGGAATACCCCCCGAGCGATCAGCAAGGGTTGCGACGCCAGCGGAGTCAATACGGACTGGGCTGAAGGTGTGGACAACTGGGGTGGCTGCGCCATCCGCCAGGGTAATGTTAGCGAGAGCTGACATGATTTCCTAAAGGGTAGTTGTTAGACGTCAACGAAATTATCGACGTCGGATTTGTGACAGAAGGGCCATCGCGTTCGCGAGGTGACCGTAAGAGAACGGATTCTTGAAATCTGGGAGGGCCGCTATAACAGGGAACGACAAAAGTCGCTGCCGGCTGACGGAAAAATCCTCCACAGTCTTCATGACTGTTCCGAACGGAAACCCATTGAACTCGGGGCCATCGTAAACCCGCATCCCTGTAGCCAACCGCTTCGTAGAAGTGGTAAGGCTACCGCTGACAAATTGAAGACCTGCAGTAGCGTCAATTTGATTCAGGTAGTTGCCGACCGGTAAGAACCAGTCGATAACAAAGGACCACGGGGTCAGCTCCCAAGCAATCGTCAGAGGGTTTAAAATGCCCAACTGAGCGAGTGTATGGATATTAGCTGACGGAACCGAGTAGTTACAGACGTACTTGACTGTA